CCGCAAAAGTAAGCAACTGGTCTACAGCCTTTGATGTATCTTGCACATCCCCTCGCATAAGCGCTGGAGGAATACCAAATCCTTTTGCAGTGAAATCCGAGATATCATCAATCATAGCCCTGATATCTCTTGTAGTATTTGATTCATAGGTACGGTTAACTAGCTCAGTCCATGTTTGTCCTTTACCCAACGGTAAGGCTGCGGCATCACTTGTAAGCCATGTTTTTATTTTGTTATCGATTAGATCATTAAATGCCTTTCTTTGATCAGTTCCCGCAGTAGGCAATGCATCATATTGGAATATACCTTTAAGACCTTTTGACCGCCTGAAAGATTCAACGCTGTATGCTATAAGTTTTGAATAGCCTGTAAAAAGTCCATTAATAATCTTCCTGGTGTTTCCTTCAGACAATTTAAAAAATAGAACTTCCGATTGTTTGAACGTTTGCGGAAATATATAGTCTTCAATAGTTATCTGAGAAAATATATCGTCATATAAAGCCGACGGCTTTCTACTATAGCAGTCCGCTACAAGCAGTTTCCCATTGTGTTCAATCACCAGGCATTCATTGTTGCGGTATAATTTCGCAATCAGCTTATGCAAAAATCCACTTGAGTTCTGATTTTTATTAGGTTCTATATTCCAAAGGTAGTACTCTGGACCTTTTACCCTTTTGTTATTTTGAAAAGTTTTGAATTCACACTTTGAGACCGCATTCGCCATAATGTTTACAGCACTCCAGAATGCAATTTCACGGATATATATATCACCTATCAAGTCGGCATATTCTTCTATTATTTCTTTAGTAAGCTCATCCACCCCAACAGGTACCGGAGTTCCGAGTTTATCTTGTAACCAACTAATAAGCCCCATGCTTCACCTTCTTTCTATGCCGTAATAACCGGTATATCATCAAACGAACTTGTGGTTTCATTTAATTCGCTTTCAATAGTCATAGCAGCTACTAATGCCATGAACGGATCTGTCTTTCTGCTTTTTGCTTCAATCTTTGCATAGTAGTAATTACCTGTGTCAGTACCCAGCTTCTTTCCAGACTTAACTTTCTTTGTATTGTTTACTGCCCACCTCATTAAGGGATTGTCACCCCATGCGAATAGATGATTGTTAAAACAGCTATCAAGAACCGGAACAACTTTCATAATGTCACCTGGCCGAACTAGCTTTATGTTCTTTTTCTCCTTTGCATCAAATCCTATACTATTAAGTGACCTATTCAATAAAGCATATCTGAAATTGTCCAGAGCAAGCTTTTTTATGTTATACACCGAGCATTGCTGGAATATCCATTCCGTAACAATATCCGGATTTATTTCTACGTCATCAACAACTGTTAAGAAGCCTTGTTTTGCCCATTCCTTCCACGGTATTTTAAGTCTTGGTATATCATGCGAGTTTGCACAAAGCCATGAATGTGTAATCCAATATCGCATTTCAGTTTCCAAATCTTTTATTAAAATGCCAGCCGACACGAGATCATTTATCATCGAAAAGTCTATGCCTACTACTCCTGTCTTTCCTGTGAGCTCTGGTATAATTCCACAGGAAGCTTTGATATTATCCCAAGATGTTACCTGTGCTTCCTTATTACCATCAGGCATATTCATACGCTTTGTCATAAAATCGGTAAAGTTATGTGGATTGATTTTCCAGTCGATATATTGTTTTTCTATCTCTTCACGAAGATCGTCAAGATACCTTAAAGAGGGGTTTGCTTTTTCCCGCTTTGTCGGGTCATGCACTTCTTCTTTATTGTCGAGTCTACATATAAAAGGCAACATACCATTATCTGGAACATCGCCATTTAAAATTTGCAAAGCTCTTTCCAGCATATGATCTAATGGGCCATCTCTTACATCTCCATTTGTAGTGATATAATTTCTACGCGGATGCTTCTTTTTTCCAAGTGCTGTTGTAAAAACATTTATATTGTCGTAGTTTTGGTACTGATGAATTTCATTAAAGGTTATAGCGCCGGGGCGTAATCCATCTTTACCCGCTGGGCTATTTGTATGATACTGTATTTTTGCACGAGTCTTAAGACATACTATTACTTCCTTATTCCAATAAAAATGTTTCTGTAATTTTTCTTTATGCTTAGAATATTCAAGGACATTATAAACATCAGTAAATGGTGCTTTAGCTTGCTTTTCATTATTGGCACAAATGTCAATATTATATGCTGTTATACCGTTGTACGGTGATATAAGGCAGAACGAAACAAAGGCGATGAAGCCATCTTTACCACTACCCCGCCCCATTATCGCAAATAAATCCGGCCAGCGTGGGCGGTTGTCTTTAACCTTATATGTGCAACAATGCAGAGCCAATAAAAAAACTTCCCATTCGAATATTTTTTCATATGGAAAGTATTTTGCTAAGCTTAAATATTTCTCGAGTTGTTCTTCATCTGTATATATGTCTTCTTTTTCAAAGCATTTTCTTACATAAGCCACCAGCAAATGTTGTTCTTGGCAGGCTTCAACCTCGCCACTTTCAACCATATTTATATATTTGAGAATATGGTTGCTTATATTACAATGGCTCATCTTCCTTATCTTCTTCTTTTGCGGTATCATCTCTTGCTTCAGTGGGCTTAATTCCTAACTTATCAAGTATGCTGAGCATCTGACTGTTTACTTTTATCAGCTCAGAAACGCTATCATTTTTCTTTACTCCAGATTGACCTCCTCCATTATTATAAAAAATGTTGACTCCTCTTTTATCGATGTCATCTTGAATCTTTTTTTTGATAATCCAGAAGTTCATATAATCATTTATCAGATCTATATACTGTTCTCGCGTTTTCCACATTCTTTTCAGCTGGGAAATAAGGTCATTTTTAAGAACCTTATATGGTTTCGTATTTTTAAGATTTCTTGTTTTCTCAGCTTCACTTTTTTCTACTTTATCACACATAGACCCCCCCTCCCCCCTCGTGCGCGCGAGATTCTTTGCCATCTCTTTTGTCTACAAACCCCTTGAGTATGGACGCGCAAATTAAAATCGCGTTTTTTTCGACCGGGGGGTATAGTTTCTCACCACCGCTCTTCCGTCAGTGGCTTTTTCTTCTTTTTATTTCTGCGATGTTCTATCTTATGACATTCATCACACAAAGGTTCAAGGTTCATATATTCCTTGCCTTGATACTCATATGTCTTGCTTAGTGCCAGCTCTGGATGCTTTCTTACATACTGTCTATGATGTGCTGTAATAGCCTTTCTATATAAGCCACGTGCCTTGTGACGATGACACTCATGTTTGTATTCATCAAGCACTTCACCCCTTACATTTATCCATGCTTGACTAATATAAAATTGATGTATCTGACCGTTGTCAATGAGCTCCTGAATCCACGCTCTTACCGCTTCTTTATCGTAGATATCAACCATCACAACCCGCCATCATTCACATAGTATCTACCGAATATCTTCTTGAACTTCTGCCTTGTGCCATGCACCTTCTCAAACGCCAGCTGAGCGTCTATCTTTAAACCTTCCGCAAAGCCAGGATGCTTTGGTGCGTCTTGATGACACCACCTGTGATGCTCCTCGCATATTGGTATTTTAAGTCCGTACTCATCTGACTTTGACCGCACACCATTGCCCTCAATGATATGGTGCTCTGTTGCGACCGGCTTATTACAACCCTCTATAAAACACCTACTATAGTCATCAGTTAATATTGACTTAGTATCTTCGTAAAACTCATCTATTATATCTCGGGCTTCATCGTGGCTTATAAGCATGTGCCTTGTCTTTTGCAGAGACTTTCGCGACATTATCCCAAGCTCTTCAAGGTTTTCCATTGCTTGAGCCGCATGAGTATAACCACATCGAATCTTTCTCTGTATTGTGTTTATTGTAGGTTCAGATATTACAGCTTCAAGCGCAATAAACATTTCTCTTTTATATATTTGACTATTCACGCCTTTGTTTTCCGCTCCACCCAGCACCGCACATCATTGTTACGCTTGATGTTCTCCATCACACACTTGCCAAACTGCGCCCAAAGTTCTGTGTCATTCTCATCAAAGCCCAGCACTTCGTTTGCATAGTCTTTTGATATTTCAATATGCACTGTGTTATATTCCGTATCTGCTGTTACTTTCATATCGTCAGGCATACTTATCTCCTAAAATTAATGAGCACATGATTGAGTTGTTCCACTTCCCATGAATCCATCAAATACCACGTCACCTTCATCAGATGATTTCTTAATCGCTTTGATAATTAGATCCAATGGCTTTTGGTTTTGGTGAAGTTGACCTTTCCCTACTACCTTTTTATATGACCACACATCGCCTGTACGCTTACCGTTAAGTTCACGCCGTCCTTTGTTGGCATACATGAGAAAACTCATGTTGCTTGCCATATTGTGCCTTTAGGTCGCCTATGGTCCAGTTGTTTTTAACCCAGACAATAATATTTTTGAGATTAAAATACTTTTCAAGATCTATCTTAAAAAACTCTACTCGGTTAGAATTGCAGAACATATAAATAGCAGCATCATCTTTTAGTATTCTGCTGCACTCTTTTATATAATCTATAATGATTTGTTCATTGTCGTCATTCAATATTGGTTTATTGAATTTGTGTTCTTTGTTCTGCCGCTTTCCTCTGTAATTCATTAAATACGGCGGGTCGGTTACAATTAAGTCGATTGAGTTATCCGGCATACCTCTCATGCCTTGAATACAGTCTTCATTAAATATCTTGTTTGCGGTGATACACTCCTTATGTTTTATTTCACCCTACGCTCTCGCGCCTCCCGCTCAAAATATTTTTCTAATAAAAAAGCCGCGTCCCTCGCGGCGGTTGTGCAATATAAAAGGAACCTCCGGTCATCACTCCTTCGGTTCCCCCTCACAGGTAATATGTCAAGTTTCCTCTCGGTTACTTGTTCACAATTTCATAATAACATAGTTCAACCTGTTATTTCCTGTACACTTTTATATTTTTGTATTTTTTTCAAAGCACTAGCTTTGAGTTTGAAGACATACTCCTTGCTAAAATACATAGCTTCTGCAACTTCTTCATTGCTTTTTCCCTCGAAGTAAAAATAAAATAATGCCTCATATTCCTGTACCGTAATATTACCATCCTCGAAGCATTTGTTTATCTTCTCCCTCGCTTGTCGTATCTCCAAGTCTAAACGCTCATATTCAAAGAGCAGCGTATTAAGGCGGTTTTGAAGCGTTTCACATAAATATATTGCTTTCTTACACGTTGGGTCAGATATACCGCTTGAACCAGCAGCTGTGGATTCGTCACCAAATATGGCATGAGTCGTATCAAATATCATTTCTTTTTCTTCTTTGATTTCACTTATTTCATACACGATATTTTTCTTTCGTCTGCTTATTGCCCTTATCGAATAAAGCCATTGTTTAGTTGATTGACTTGTCGCCATTTATGCCCCCTGTTGCTAATATTCTCAGTCCCTCGATGCGTTATTTTCATTTCCAAACAATCCTACAGGTTCACCCTCTCCGGTTCCGTTTATAAGCTCATCTTCCCATATGGAAAGCACTTCACAATATTGTTTTATTCTTTCGTTTGCCGCATCTGCATATGATTTGGCAATTTTCAAAAATTGTGGCTTCAGTATCTTAGAATGGCAATATTTCTTTGGAATTTTTAGCTTGATTTTTATCATCCGTTTGCGTCCTCGACACGCTCATTCTTTCGTCTCTCTTCTAGCTTATAATAATCGCATTCGCATATGTACTGTCTGCCGTGGCAAGCATCACATGGTCCGTCACAGTCTTGTGTACATTTCGGACAAATGCACTTTGGAGAGCAAGCATCGTCTTCTGCCCACTTAATTGTTGCATCGCTTATATCCACTTACTTCACTCCCTCGATATTTATTCTCAAACCCTCGATGCGTTCCTTTCCCCCATATCCACTAGGGCAATAGTCTTGTGGCGCACCTTACCTTCAGCGTCTAGGTATACCTTGCATTCTATGTTTTCACAATGCCATAAACCCGTCCATTTGCTTTGATGCATTCTGCTTCCGCATTCCGGACAATTCTTCTTCATGCCATATCACCGATTTCTTTCAAGCACTTTTCACAAATTAGCTTGCCCTTGACGTTGTATGTGTTATTAGCCTCGCCGCAGAATATACATGCAGGTGTGTACTTTTTGAAGATGATACCTTCACCATCGGTGTAAATCTCAAGTGAGTCTTTTATTTCAATGCCCAGTGTCCTTCTTAGTTCTATCGGGATTACCACTCTGCCTAGTTCGTCTACCTTCCTTACGATGCCTGTTGCTTTCATTTTAAATTCCTCCTGTGAGTTTTTTATTTTCATGCCTTCACGGCGTTAGTTTCTGTTTCAAGCCTTATCTGTGCTGTCCGTTTGTTCGCTAAACTGCAGTATTTTTTGTTTATTTCAATTCCAATAAAATCACGCCCCAAATCATTGGCCACTTTTCCGGTTGTCCCACTTCCCATGAATGG